TATGCCACCCGCGCCGGCACACCGGACGTTCGCTCAAGCTGCAAAGCTTGGGCAAACTTGTTCGGCTCAAAGCTGGCCGCAACCTTCATTGAACTTTGAAAGTTAACCTTTCGCTGGCTGTCGATCTCGGTTTGCACTTCGGCCTGCTGCTGATTGGCCAAGTTTTTCTTGATCTCGTCGCTTACTTCTGCAGCTATATCGACTTGCATCAGCGGTTCACCTTTAGCCCGCGGGCCTCAAGAATTTGCAAATAAGCCTCCGTCATCGTCTCCTTGGTGGCAGGCGTGCCCTGGGCGCTAAGCAGATCATAAGCGCGCTGGCGCTCGTTCGGGCTTAGTTCCTCAATGTCCACGTCGCCTGGGTCAACGTAAACGCTGCCGCGCTTCTCTGCCGGCACAGACCAAACAGGCATTTGGTCGTCGAAGAATCTGCCGCTGCCGGACAGGCGAATATTGATTTCCAGCTGCTCGGCGATGGACTGGGCCTCTGCCGGCGTCGGGTCTGTCTTGTTCTTTTGCACAAAGGCATCACGCAGCTGGTTGTAAGAGTTTTCAAACTGCTTGCGCTTTCGCAGGTTGCCCGGCGCCTGAGCATCCTTCGAGGTGCCAAGCAAAATGCCGGCGGAAGTCATCACGGTTTGTACAGACTTGTACTCAGCTGCCTGCGCTGCCTGAGTAGCGCCGTCACCCTTCTGTGCTGACTGGTACGCACTAAGCACCCGGTTGAAATCTGTTTTATTCAGGTACGGTCGAATATCGCGGTCAATGCTCAGCTCAGCCAACTGCGCTGTTGGCATCGTGATGAACTCCTGCAGCTTGGCGTCGTCAGTTTCAGGCTCCTGACCCTTGCGGCGCAGATCATCCAGGCGGATCAGCTTGGCCTGCTCAACAGTGTTAAACCCGGGGCTAAGCACAATGCCGGCGGCTTCCTCAAACGTGGCCTTGGCGTCCAAGTCGTCGGCTTTCTTCAAATCGTCCAGACTGTCCAGGGCGAACTTTCTCAGCTCAGGGTCTTTGTAGTTTTCAGTTATCCACTTCACGTTGTCTGCGTATGCGCGCGCAACAGAAGGGGCCGGTAGCAGAGCAGCCACTTTCCCGACATATTCGCGCGTTTCCTTGAATGGGATCTTGTCGATAAATTCCTGCTCGCTGATCTCACCCTTGCGCGGGTCGCCGTACTCTTTCAGCCACTTATCCACGTTTCCCATGCCGCCGTTATAAGCAGCCAGCGCCAGCGCTGGGCTTCCGCTGTACTTCTCACCAACTTCTTCAAGGTAGGCCGTCCCTATCGCCATGTTGTAATTGTCGTCATAGCGCAGTCGCTCCTCGTCATACTCAAGGCCAAGTTTTGCAGCCACTTCCTTTGCTGTTTCCGGCATCACCTGCATAAGGCCAAGGGCGCCGGAAGGGGACACAAGACCAGAAACCCCGCCAGTCTCAACCTGCACAACAAGCGGCACATAGTCCTTCATGCTTAGCGGCAAACCTGCATGCAGCTTGGCGGCGGTGTCTGAGCCGATCTGCTGGCGTATGGCAGTGCCAAGCACTTTCTCAACCTTCGCCCGATCATCGGGAAGCATCGCGCGGGAAGCAGTGGCGTAATACTGTTGAGCCTTCAGCGGGTCATCACTCACCATGCGGTCAATCACGCCCACGGCCAAGTTGCTGTTGAACGCTTGCACGTTCTGCTCGATGGATTCAGCCGGCAAACCTTTGCGCTGGCCGTTGGCGACGATTACCCGAGAACCTTTGTTCTGGTAATAAGCGACTTGGCCGGGGTCTTGGTAGTAGGACGTTGCGCCGGCTGCAGCAGAGTTGATCGACGCCTTGTCTGCCTCGTCGTAATAGTTTTGACGCTCGCCAAACTCATAACGATTTAACTCGCTGTTCAGACTATTGCGCTGACTGGCGGTGATCTGCTGCCACCGCGCCTTTTGCCGATCATTGGTAAGGCTGCTGCCCAAGCGCTCAACCTGTTTGTCAAAGCTGGGCAGCGTCTGGTTTGTAATGTCCAGCGCGTTACCGCCCTTGCGCGAATAAACCCCGTTTTCGGGGTTAAACATCGTGCCCAGCTTCCAGTCGCTAAGCTCCGACTCGGCCTTGATCAGCGCGGCCTGGTCGGCGTCTTCCTGCGACTTTTGGAATACCTGGCCGGCAAAGCCCAAGGCCGCCTGCCCAAGCGCAAGTCCAGACGTATCTGCTGGCTGCTCGCGCACTTGTGGAGCTGGTAGCCCGCGGCTGCCTACACTCGGCCCGTTAATCGTTGGGATCTGGATTGCCATGGTTACCCCTTAAACATAAGCCTGGTTGAAGTTGAGCCGGCTTGTGCCGCCACTGATTGCCGCCTTAGTGCCGGCGCCGACGCCAGCAGCAGGCGCGGAGCTGAACATGCCGCCGGCAAATGCTTGGCCCGCACCACCCAAGGCGCCGCCGAGAATGGACGTCATTGTGTTTTTCTTTGCCTGGCTTACCACGTTCTTGGCTGTGTAGAGGTTGTCGGCTGCCTGCACTTCATAGCCGTAGGCTTCACGCGCAGCGTTGTTACTGATGGTTAGCGCGTCCAGCTCACCAAGCTGCGCAGTGTCCTGCTGGATGATGGCATTGCTACCGGTATCGACCACTCCGCCGCTGCCGGCCATTGCCGACCGCTGGGTGCCAATCATCTGTTGAGTGGCGACCCTGGCCTGGTCCGAGTCTTTAGTTCCGCGAACGCGCGCATCTTGAGCCGACTGGTTAAGGAAAAAAGCATTGCGGCGCAGTGCATCAGCCTGAGACTGTGCCTGTGCCTCGCCGGCCTTGCCTTGCATAAGGCCGCCAGCAGCGCCAAGGGCGACGGGGATTAGTGCGGGAGAACACATGGTTTAAACCTCGCGGGTGATCTGGAATTTGTGGAATGGTAGCCGTGAAACCCCGTAAGGCACAGCGGGCCCCATCTTGAAGCCAAGCCACTCAAGCCAGCGAATAGCGAGAGTGTTGCGGGCGTCGACGTAGTTGATCAACTGGCAATGGCGCTGCATTGCCTCATGCAACAGCGCCTTGCTGGCGCGCAGAAAGCCGCGCGGATTTTGCTCGATATGGTTAGTGGTGACCATCCATGGAATACCCACTCCAATTGCTGCAAGCGTATCGCCAACGGCGGCAAGCGGTACTCCGTCATGCTCGATAACCCAAGCACGAAGGCTTGTCTTAGCACCTTGCTGCAAGCACTCCACCAAAGGCCGGCCAGTGCACGCCAGCATTTCCTCTATGTCGGCAGGCCTAGCGCATGCCGCAACGATGGCGGCATCAGCCGCCACCATTGGCCGAATGACCACGCTCAATATGCGCCCCCTACATCCACGCGCGGGATAAGCGCCAGGATGTTCAGCGGCAGCGGGTCGCGCTGAATCACGGTTACCTGGCCGTTCCCGCGCCAGCCGTCCGTAATCACTTGCGTGGCCTTTCCTGTAACTGGCTGGATTGCGCCGTAGTCGTCGGAATCTTGCCGCGGCTTAAATTCCCACAAATCTTTGTCTTCCCCGCTACTGCCATACAATCCACCGCGCGACTCGAGAAGCACAGCAGTTACCCCCTTGATGATCTTGGTCTTGTCGCTGATTGTCTCTTGCCCTGGCACGTTGACCTCCAGCGTCTGCAGCTCAGACTCATAAGGCAGCCCGACAACAATCACCGCGCCAGGCGTGTCCAGGCCGATAGCGCCATCAGTAACGGTAAGACCGGAAACAACGTTACCGTCAGACAAGGCAATTACATCGCGGCCCTCAAGATGATCAAGGCCAGCCAACGAGTCTCGAGCAATCGCCCAGGACGTAAACGCTACGCCGCGGATGGTTTCAGGCACCTCACCCTTTGGCCTTACTGTCACCACGCCGCCGCCAGTGAAGCCAACAATCTCCATGCGCAGCGGCTCAGCAATTGGCGTTTCCAGATACTGCACATCGTCGCCAATATCCCCGGCGCTGAACTGGCTGGCATTCGAGCATGTCAGCGTTAGCGGCTCGGGATACTTCCAGGCTGTCCCGCCGGTTAGCGTCATGGTTACGCCGCTGGTGTTGCGCCCGTCATAGCGCAGCGCGCAGTCAAGGAACCAAGAGTCCTTGATGATTGAGGCGCCCTGAGAGCGCGGCAACTGGCGCTCTGCCATGCGCTCTACATAGCGCACCGGCTGCCCCTCGATCATTCGCTCTACGCACAGATAGATTGCATCCTGCCGGCCTTCAGGCACCGAGCAAACAGAAAGCACCTTGCCGTCAGTAACATGGCGATGCCACGCGATAACCTGCTGCTCTTTCAGGTAGGTGATGCCGACCAGTTGGCCGTCGGTGCGCGCACCCCAAACAATCGAATAGGGGATCTGCTGGAAGTCCCAATCTGCCAGGCTGTACTCCTGCAGCATCTGCGGCGAAAGAATGCTCACATCCTCACCGCTAAAGCCGTCCGCCTGCAGCGAGTAACCAAAGGCGGTAACCGTGCGGCCTCGCTCCTGGGCATAGAGCGCCGTGTCGTTCATCACCAGCGGGCGCAACTGACCAATGCCGTTATAGGTCTGCTGGTCGCCGTTGATGGTCTTCGAGGTCAGCCCGGTGGCCTGCCCCTGAATCAGCCACTCGGCGCCATCAGTGAAAGTCATCAGCGAGCGCAGCGGCGTCAAGTGATTGATCCTGTTCACCTCGGTGCTGGCGATTGTCCAAACAATTGAGTCGTCGTCTTTCAGTGGAAACGAAAACCCGAAGTTATTGAACACGCCTGTGCGGCTGAACCAAAGCGTTTGGGGGCTGTTGTCAGTGCTGGCGTAGCAAAGGCGCTGCTGGTAATACGCGACAGACCGTGGATAGTTGCCGGCGCCAACAAATGGATCCGTGCCGCTTGGCGGCGTATCTGTTTTGGTCGGCGCAATATTCACATCCGTGAAACTTGTGGTAGAAGCGCGGCCAATGAACCCGTAAATGCCAGCGCCAGCGTTGTCCTTATAAACGTGGTAGTAGGTCGCGCCAGTCACCGCCGGCCAGGTAATCGTTGCCTTTGGGTTGTCGTTCTTCACGTTTATGCTGTTTGAAGTTACTGGCAGCGATTCCTCGCTTACCTGCCCGCCGTCATCAATTATGGCCGTTACCTGATAACGCCAAGCCTGCAAAATCGTGGAGCTACCGCCGGGGTCAGCCGTTGCGGTTGCCGACGCGGGCGCCGCAATCGACGGCACCAGGCTTACGCTTGTAAGCGTCCAGCTGTCATTGCCGAAACGCTTCAGCTTTGCCGGCTTGTGATTCGGGTGAACTATATCCATCACGTCCGCCGACTGGGTGTAATTAAGCGCCGCCAGTTCGTCGCGGGTGTACTGTGTAACCAGGCCACCACTTCGATAAAGGCGCAGCTTCAGGTGCGTAAACTCAAGGCAGTAGGTATCTGAAAAATTGAACTTGAAACGGATCAACCTGGCCGCCTCGTTGCCTGGTGTTTGATCCAAAAACATAGTGCCCGGGCGATTCATCACTCCCCCGTATGGGCTCACAATAAAATTGATGCACTTGGCCAGCCCTGTTTGGTAGGCCGCAAGATCCGTGCGCGCTGCCAGCTCCGGGCCGACCTCGCCACGGGCAAAGCTTGGCTGTATTAAAGACAGGCTCATGCGTGCAGCTCCCGCTCATAAATCGACGGAATAGGACCGTCAGGCTCCTGCTCGTTGAAGTCTGCCGCCATTGCGATCTGTGCGAATTGCTCGGCAAGCTGCAACATATTCCCCATAACCCCCGAATCGTTCTTGATGCCCATGACGATCATCCCAGCAAGCCTGAAGCTCATGGCCTCGACAAATTGGGCAGGCCAGCGCTCCACCTCGTTAAGACGCTTGGTGTAGCGCAGCGTGGCCTCGGGAATGTCACACAGGATCACGCGTCCATCAGACTCATAGGCAACATCAAACTTGCTGCGCAACTCCATTGAAGCGGTTCGCACGCTTTCGGCGTAGATCTCGATTGCGTTGATGCAGTCGTTTGGGTAGCGGTAGCGAAATTCCCAACCAGCCGGGGGATCACCAGGAAGCAGCGCCAGCTTTTCCAGCGCATTGGCAAAGCTCCAAGGCATGCTCTTGTACGCCAGCAGCGCATCGCGGCAGGTATCCCAGTAGCGCGAGCAAATAACCCGCTCGGGGCTTCGTTCAAGCTCGTCGCTGATGGTTGAGCTGACGCCGATATGCCCTAGCGCCATGTTAAAAACGTCTATCTTGCTGGCCATTCGTTAAGCCTCTCAGGTGGTCCAGTGGTAACTATTGCGCTCATTGTGCGCTATGCCAAACCATAGCCGAACGGCAGCACAAATAAAAAAGGCCCCTTTCGGGGCCAGTGTGGTGGTGGAAGTTATGCGTCAGGCAGCTGACCGCTTGCGCCACCTGGCGGCGGATCATCGTTAGCCGCAGAGTGAGCCAGGTTCAGCTCGTCGGCCTTGGCCATTGCGGCAGCCTTGGCCTTTCCTGCGTCGGCACCATCTTTCAGGAATCGCTCGCCGATCTCGTTGCCATCAGCGTCAACCACTGCATAGGCACCGCCAGCAATATGCTTGGCCTTATACGGACCAGGCACCGGGTCAGCACTTGCCTGATTTCCGGCTACTGCAGGCTGAAGCGCAACAACCTCGACCAGCCAGCGTCCAGGCGTGACACCTTCAGGCAGGGTAACGATTGAATCGGCACCTTGCCCGGGCATCACCAGGCGACCGCCGATGTAGTGCGCTGCATGGGTTACTTCATAGCGCTTGGTCATAACGCCCCCTTAAACCGCGTAGTTGCGAGCGTAGGCGCGCCATGCCTGCACGTCAGTGGTCAGGAAGGCGTCGAACGCGCCAGCCGTCAGCGGGCCAGCCGCCACGGTATAGCGCACGCCCAGATAGCGCTCGTAGTTACCGGCAGGCAACTTGACTGCGGCTACGACAGTACCAGCAGGCGAAAACGCGCCAAATGCCAGAACGCCAGTGCTGAAGTGAGTAGTCGGCGAAGTTGCCAGGTTTTCCGTGCTGTCCGACTCCAGCGTTACCGCCAGGGTGGCATCGCTACCAGAATCGGTTGCCGCCACTGCGGTCAGAACTACCAAATAAACATCCTGACCGGTGCCAATGTCGCGCAACGGGTTCTTGCCCGAACTGTTGCTGATCAGGTCCATGACGTTGGTGCTGATAGCCGTGGCGGTTACCGCCTGGGCATCAGAAAACTCTGCTTGCTTATCGATGTACATGCTTGTTGCTCCTGTAATCCTTGAGGGGTGCTGCGCGGTCTTAGACCACGCGAGCCTCGGTGTTGAGAAGGGCGTCAACGCGACGCACAGGAACCTCGCCAAACATCAGCGCAGGCTTGCCGTCAACTTCGTCATACATCAAGGTCGAGTTGGCTACCTTGTTGACGGTTTGGCGGCGCAGGAAGCTGCGAATGGTGCGGTTGACGTAGTAGGCCGGCTGCACGCCGGTCAGGCTGTGAATCAGTTCCTGGGCCTGGGTCATCAGATCGATCAAGTCAGCGCCGGCTGCTGCGTTCTTGGTCAAGTCGCTCACATCGATGTTGCAGATGCGCACGACATAACGCCAGTCAGGCACAGCAATGCCGCATTTCCACTCGTAACGGTCGCCGTATGCACGGAAGCGGTTTTGATTGGCATCGAAAGCATCGATCTTGCCCAAGTCTTCATGCTGCAAGCCAGCTTGCGAACCTTTCGGGAAGATGCCGTGGATGGAGTTCTGGCCCCAGCCGACGAGATAGATCGACGTGTTATCGGTGCCGGTACCGCCAGCGTCCAGCACGTTGACCTTGTTTTCAGCGCCGCCGGAAGTGGTAGGCACATCGTCAAAGCGCGGGGCCAGGCCCACAAACGCTTCAGGGGTCAGTCGGTCGCCATAGATCACCTGGCGCTGCATGCTCTGGTTCATCGACTCCATGAACGCCTTGGCCTGGCTCAAGCGGAACGAGCTGGTGTTGCCGTTCAGATCAGCCAGGGCGCAGTCAATTTCACTGCGGCCTTCCAGAATGCCGCACGCTTCATCCAGCTGGGCAGTAGTCGCTTTGCTGTTCGGCACGCCGCTGTTCAGCTTGCGGAAAACTACGTCCGGCAGACCGGTGCGCACGGTGGTGCGGTGGCCGGTGGGCAGGTTGCCCTCGTACCACGGCATATCCATCAGCATTTCATTGTCCTGGCTCAGCAACTCGGCAATCGCTGCCGTCTTGCCATCAGGGTCCAGGGTCTTGGCAACATCCAGCAGCGTTACCTTGTTGTTGAGCGTCGACATAGGTGCTTCCTCTTAGGTTTCGGGCCATAAACGAGCTTCAATGCTGCGGGTGCCCTGCCTCGCATCACCGCCATGCACCATAGTGTCCTGAGACATTGACTGGCCGATGGTGTGTATGAACTTGAAAAACTCGGGATTGCTGCCCAGCGCGGAGTAAGTCAGGAACTGGCGCAGCTCAGGCGTTCCGAATTTGACCATGA